CTGCGCCCAAGAGCCCAGACAGCGGGTTGTCACCACCGCCAGCCCTGCGTGACCTGTAGGCAGACCCAGCTCTAGCGCCGCGCACTGTGGGGTTGTTGATGAACGGTCCGACAACAGCCGCAGCGCCCGCCGCTGTAGCCAGAGGCTCACCAGCAGCAAGGCCATAGCTGATGCCGCTACCGCCGCCGGCAACGCCGGCAACAGTGCCAAGCCCAACCGGATTGTTTTGGTTCAATCTGTTGTACGCTGGGCCGTACATATCGTCGATTTTGAGCAGGGTGCTCATCTCGGCGTTGAGGGCGCCGATGCCGTCTATGTTTGCAGCAAGCTGCTCACGCAGATAGTTTGCATACAGCCTGTCTACCTCAACCTTCGCCGAATCGTTCTGCTGGCTCACGCGGTTGTGGTTGACGTCACCGTCAGCGGACTGGCGCATCTGTCGGAGGCCCTGACCGTTTATGCCCGTAATTGAATCGCCATCGGGCGTTGTAGAGTACTGCGCCTTGATCTGCGCCTGCTTCGCCTCAACCTTGGACCTGATTGCGCCCCAGTTGTTGTTTGTCTGCGACACCTGCGCCTTAGCCCAGCTCTCAAACCCATTGACCAGACTCCTCATGTCTATCACGACACTGGAGTTTGCTAGCAGCTCGTCGATCTGGTTGCCGGCAGACGAAATCTGCTCGTCGAGCCTATCCATGCCGGCCTTGTTTGGGGTTATTTCTCTCTCCAGCGCAGAGTTCATCACCTCTTCTCGGTAGCCCGGCTGGGACTCCCTAGACGTCCTGCCATTGGATGGCTTGATAACGCCCTCGGTCAGCTTCTGTGGATTAGTCACCATTGCGTTAATGCCCGCAATGCCCGTGGTAGCTGCAGAGATCGGGTCAGCGTTCTGGATTACATTAGCCGCGCTCTCGGTGACCTTCTGTGCGGCAGATCCGTCAGGCAATAGCTTGGCCGCCCCCCTGACCGGGAAGGCCAGAGACGCAATGTCCATTGCTGTTGATAGGGGGGCATCGTACAGGCTCTGTCCGGGGTCTGCAGCAATCTCTTGGTAACGATCAACGACAGCGGCGCCGGCATCCATTAAGCCGCCAGCGTCCCACTCTCCCTGCTCATTCACAACCATGCCCTTCATGCCGCCAAAGAACTCTCCCGGCTCTTGGAACGGGTAGGCAAGCCCCTTGCCGAAACTGACAGCGTCGTCGCTAAGGTTGGATAGGAATTTCCTGAAGGTCTTTTCTACCTCACCCTCTGGCTCTGTTCTGCTGGGCGCCGTGGGCGGAGAGTCCTTCTCCTCCTCGGTGTATAGGTCAGCTAATGACACTGTGCATCTCCTTATTCGTTGCCTGCCGCGCTAAAGATAAGAGGCGCACCGGTTAGCCCCTTCCTTGCAAGCTCCAGCATCTCAGCCTCCCTGCGCTTGCGCTCCTGCTCTGCCTCCCACAGACCCTTTTGCTTCTCTCGCATCTCGTTAAAGCCGATAATCAGCTCCTCACGAGTAAGTGGGTCGGCATAGGGGTTCTGGGCCTTGTGGTTCCTGCGCACGTTCTCGCTAAACTGAGAAAAGGTAATCTCCCCCGTGCCGTCTGCCTTGGGTATCGCCCTAAAGGTCGATCCCTCTCCAAGGTTGTTGAAATACCAGTCATCCTCTGCGGTCTGCTCTAGGAAACCTGCCTGACCCTCGTTCTCGGATAGCCGGTTCCAAGCAAGTCTTGAATCATCAATCGCAAGGCCCTTGCTGGCCTCCATCCTTTGCAGGGCGGTATCCAGACTACCCAAGTTAGACTCTGGGGATCTTGTGGGATCAAGCAGCCCACCAAGCAGCAGCTCCAGCTCCGACTTAGATATGGCGCCAAGCGTTACGTTTTTAAGTTGGTCGATAACGCCTTGGGCAGCAGTCGCGCTCATCTTGCCGTCCTCGTAAGTCTCGACACCGAAGACGCTACGCATACCAGCCGCGAACTTACCGGGGTCGGCCTGCCTTATCGCAATCAGGTCTCGTATTTCCTGCGTGGTTTGTATGCCAACATCTATTGACTTTATCTGGTTTCGTATCCCAGTAACGGACTGCCTGTCCCGTGTGATCTCGTTGCCAAGACCCGTACCCTCTGCCTCGGCCAGTTTCGCGGCGGTCAGTTGGCTGGGAAGCTTGCCCTCCGCCTCCAGTTGAGCATCAAAGTGCGTCGTGTTGCCGGTCCTTGCCCTGTATTCATTCCTAAAGGCACGCTTGGATTCTGGACTCAGCTGGCTCCACTGTAAGGGGCTGTATTTGAACATCTCCCTGACGGCTTGGTCTCCACCGTCTGCGGCAAGGTTTGCGCCTATGGCCTCTGCCCCAATCTTCTGAAGTTCTGGAGGCATCATTGCAACCTCGGCAGCGGTGGGGTTGCTCAGGTCTATCCCGTTGAGCATGGCCGCCTCACGCCGCTGCTCGACTTGGTCGTAGTAGTGCTCCAGCTCGGCCTTGTATCGAGCCCTTCCGCCGATCAACTCGGGCATCAGGAACGGCGTCAGGCCGGTCATGCCTCCCAGAAGCATCTTGCCGAATGTCTTGCCCTTGCCGTCTCGCTCCATCATCTTCTCGATGGGGCTCAGGGGCACGGGCAGCAGTGACTCTGATAGCCCTGCCTCCGCCACCATCTCGGGACTAACCCCAGCCTCTGAGGTCTCGGCCCGAAGTCGCTCCAGCTCTTCTTGGAATAAGCTCATTAGTATTGCCCTTGGTTGCCCTGTCCGTACTGCCCGCCATAGTTCATGTTCGGGTTAACGCCGTAGGGGTTCATGTTCTGATTCGGGTTCATCTGCTGACGCATGTGGTCGTTGATGTTGAACTGCTGCGCCGGCTGCTGCGGCTGCTCAGGCTGTGGCCTGTACTTGTCGATGAAGCCCTGCATGAACTCCGGCGTCTCCATCTGGATCGGCAGGCCCATTGCAGAGCCAAACAGCTTCATAGCTGGGTTGCTGTTCATGGCCTCCATGCCGCCCTTCAGCATCTCGCCAAACGCGGGGAACGCCGTCTGTAGCAGCGCCCCCTGAAGGTTCTGCTGGGCCTTGCCAGCCTCCTTCATCAGCTGCCCCGAGTTCGCCGTCGATCCAGATGTGCTGCTTGAACTGCTCTTGCTTCTTCCGCCCATGATTTATCCCCTTATCCCGTGAAGCTAAAGCTGGGTGGTTGTACGTTCCAGCTGCTGCCTGATCCTGTTGATGTCCCAGAACTGGTGTTCGTGGACCCCTGCATACCCATGCCGGCCTGCATACCATTGCTGAAGCCGTTTGAGTTGCTTGAGTTCTGGCTGCTGCCCGAGGACGACCCGAGCACCGTGGGCCCGCCAATGATCTGCCCGTACTGCCCGGTGGCGTTCAGGCCGGCCATTGCTGGATTGAACTGGTTCATGGCGCCCTGCTGCATGTTCTGCATGTTGCCCAGACCCGCCTGCTGGTTTCGGTCTTGCATCCCGGCTAGGTTCATCTGGTTTTGGACGCCCTGATTCTGCGAGTTGAAGCGCAGCTGGTTCAGGCCCTGCATAGTATTCTGGTCTACGTTGTCAGCCATCTGGTTTACGCTGTTGTGGTAACCAGATGATCCTGACATCCCTGCTGCGGCTGCTCTCGCGTCGAGACCGCCGAGGTTCTGCTGTTTGATCTTTGCCGCGTCACTCATCATGTCGCCGGCCAGTGCGTCGGTGTAGGCGTTAGGCCCAACCTGACCCTGCAAGCCAGACGCAAAACCGCCGCCGAGCTGGTTGCCGTAGCCGCCCTGAGCCTGATCGAGGGCGCCGGATACCTGACCCTGCACCTGCGGCTGCATACCGTTGATCTGGTCGATGGCCTGACCGTACTGGTTGCCGGCGGAGTCATAGACGTTGGCAAGGGCGTCCTGCTGCCCATCCCATACGCCTTGGCTGCTGCTGTTAGTCGATGTGCCCTGAGATGACGCCGCCTGACCAGACTGGTTCATCCCATAGTTCATGTTGACGCCGGAGCTGACCCCCTGACTGCTCTGCGAGCTGTTGGAGGTTTGCTTACTTTTCCCGCCCATTGTTTAACCCTCTAGGTCTTTTCCAAAAATGATTTCTCTAATCTCCCAGCCCACCTTGTCTACTGCGTACTGCACAGCAGGCATCTGGGCCGAGCGTGTCTCAATTCGTTGGCAGTTAAACTGCCGAGCTACGTCCTCGTAGAATCTGGCAAACGTCACTGCGTTTGCACCGCCCCGCTCCTTTGCCCACGACAGCCACAGAAGGAAAGTCCTGCTGCCCGTGAACTGATCGACCTCGATGGTCGCGACGTTAAAGAAGTCGGGGTGAACCCAGAGTTGGCTCTCGCCGTTGACGCAGCTTGCGTATACGTCCTCTGGCCTGAATGTCAGGTTGGGGTCTAGGTGCAGGATCTCCTTGATCCCCGGCTTGACCCAGTGCCACTCCTCACGGATGTTGGCTAATTGCGGCTGTACTACGTCAGGTTTAGCTTCTTCCATACGATCTCTCCTTGATCCTCGACGCATCCGTAGAATCCCTTCTCACGGACATAAACTATGGCACCTATCTCTCGGCGCAGAGGCATCTGGCCGATCACTGGCGCGATGAAGCGCGACAGGTGTGAATCAATTCCAAAGAACTGGCGATCCAAGAACTCCGCCAGCTGCTCGTCTACAGTATCCGGTACGGGCTCCGCTCTATATGTCATCGGCCACCCGCCGGCTGAAACTCGACATCGAAGCCGGTGATATTGAAGTTGCCGTTTGCTGGCCCCTCCATCCGGTACGAGTGAAGCTCACCTGTAGTCCTGATATCAATCTTGCGGTCAGTCTGCGGGTCGAAGTCCACGGACTTCTTCCAAGTGGAGCCACCTCCGGCGTACTGCTGCGAGCCCAAGGATATGGTGACGGCAGTGTTGCCCTCCACCTGTGGGTAAACTCGCGTGATGGTGGTGGTGTCCTCGTGGCCGACGATGGGCATGGACTCGCGCTCGATGAACGTGGTCAGGCCCTCCTCCTCTGGGTTCTGTGTGTCGATGTTGTAGACGTTGTTACCAGAGGCGCCGATCAGTGCGCCGTCGAATGGCTGCCTGTTGGCGGATGCCCATGTGGTACGCTCGCCCTCCCATACGCCTTCCCACTGCTCCCAAGAGAGGACGTCAGTCGGCTGGTTACCGTAGAGCGCGTGGGCGAAGACCCTCTCGGTTGACAGGTCACGCAGCGACCAAGTGTTATCGAGGTAGTTGTACACGTATGCCATGTTGGGCTTGTCGTAACCGGCCTCTGCGACACAGAACCATATCTCCTGCATGGTCTTGTGGTGCGTGGCAAAGGCAGTGCTTCGAGCGTCCTCGTTCAGGGTGCTGGCGAATCGCTTGCGGAGACGGTTGTGCAGAAGTGACTGCGCTTGGTTCCCGTCGAAGACGATGATGTCCTCCGTAGAGATGTAGTAGTGCTTACCCTTCACCTCCACCAGCGCGTTACGCCCAATAAGCCCAGCGTTCTGGCTAAGGGTGCGCCTGCGCCAAACGAGTGCATCCCCTGTATAGTCCAAAACTGACAAGGCGCTTCGGCTGTAGATCACGAAGCTGTCTCGCAGGCTCTCTGCACCGACAATCGCGCCACCACGGCCAAGCGTCACGTAACCGGCGAGGCTCGACGGATCTTCGTCCGGGCCCTGCCACGTATAGGGTATGCCGTTGGGCTCACAGGGGTGGCTCCAGCGGACACGGTCCTCGTAGTAGGTCAGGACTCCAGTGTCGGGGTCTGGCTCGGTGCATCCCATAGCGAACAGGAAGTTCTTGTGCGACTGGAGGATTCGGCAGGACATTCCCGCCTCGCTCCATGTCTCTGCGGGCGACCAGTTAAGCTCGGTCACGGGGTCGGTTCCGGCCCAGTCTGTAAAGTAGATTGGGCCGATTGCAGGGTTGTTGAAGAAGGTCACCTGACCGATCTGGCAGCTAGTCCACCCAGAAGGGGCAACCGAGCCGGAGTCGTACAGGTTGGTGAATGCGTTGTCCTCGTAGCTGTCGATGCCGCTGTCGTGGCACACAAGCCACGCGCTGGTCCCCTCGAAGTCGGTGGACTGCTCGATGTGGCCTATCTCGCCGGCGGCAGATCCGTCTGTGCTTAGCAGCTTCGACCCACCCGACGCGGCAACCTTTCCGGCGACCACGCGAAAGTTACGCCCATCGGTGAGGGCGTTGGGCGGTAAGTCCCATGCGGCTACGTCAGATACAACACCGACGCTGCCTATGTCTCGGACATTAGCGAGCATTCGCAAGTTCCTTCACGGCGGCCAACAACAGGACCGTCAGCTTGGGGTAATCGACGCGCAGGTAGTCGCCCTCGGTGGATACGCACTCTGGCATCACGGCCTTGACCTGCTGCGCGGATACGCCCACCTGCGGCTCGTTCTTCATGCCGTGGTTGACACCCTTGGCGTTGGGCAGATAGTGGAAGCAGTCGAGCATCTTGACCTTATCCAATGCGTCCATCACGGGGCGCTGTACGTCCTTCAGGCGGTCGTCTGAGAGGCTCAGTACGTTCCCCTTGGCGGTGATGTCACCGTCCGCCACGACGCTGCCAGAGGCGTCTACGGTCATCTTTGTGGTCTCTGTCCACTTGCCGCCCACGTTGTGGACGACACTGCCCTCAGATAGCTCTGGATCGACGATATTTGCCTGCGGCTGGTCTGCGTCTGGGAAGGTCTGCTGTAGCACCTTCTTGATCAGACGGATATGGTTGTCGCCGTCAGAGATCGCGTCTTCCTTGGTAGGCCAGCTGGCGTTCAGCCCCTCGATATAGTCTGCGTTTTCAGTTCCCATTCTTTCTCTCCATGTCGCTTATGCCTCGGAAGCCACACTCTCTGGTTGCGACATCATTGCGTGTTTGCACGTTCCAATCTGTCTTGGGGGCGCACCTCTTGATCCAGCCACGCTCTACGTGTGGCCTGCTGCCCGCTAGGGAGAAGATCATCCCGCCTATAACGGTCTGCCCGATCATTAGTACTCTCTCCGCTCGAAGTTGGTCAGCTCGCCGTAGTCACCGTCCTCGATGATGCGGACCTTGCCCGAGTCGCCCCTGCTGATCATCTCGCAACGCTCGTTGCGAAAATCAACAATGTACAGCGGCATCTCGTGCTCTGAGACCTTTGTGCCTGCGGCCTTCAGGGCGTCCTTCAGGCTGCGTGCGTCGAACTTGCGAACGCGTGGCAGCTGGAGTGGCTCCTTGAACAGGACTGCGAATTTCCTCATAGCTAAGCTCTCTCTATCGTTAGGTCTCGAACCTTGAAGTTGGCGCGATTAGTTTGGTTATAAGCGCCGCCCAGATAAGAGGACAGGTTCACGACGATGTGGCGGTGTGTCTCCTCCACAACAAAGGTCTCATCGACGCTCAGTGTCTTGCTGGGGCCGGGGCGCTCACCGTAGCCCCACAGCGAATAGTTGCGCCTGTCGCCGTCTAGGTATCCGTATCGGTAGCCGAATACAAAGATCCCGGCCTCTCCAATTGATGAGAAATTGCTTGCCGTCTCTACCGTGGCGCGGAGCCTGTACCGGACATCTGGGCCTGCCTCGCTGGCGAAGAAGATGCCGTTCATCGCCATTGCCCCGGGGGACTCCATTTTGTATTGCATTGCCTGAAGCTCGGCGTACTTCCCCTTATCGTCCACGCCTAACCGCGCGTATGACCCCCAGCTAGGGCTGACGAATCCAACGCTCTCCAGCAGACCATCGGCGCGCCTGTCAATCTCGTCAAGGGGTAGGTTTCCACCGGAAAGCCCGCCGCCGTAGCCGTCGTTGAATATCTTATACTGGAGTCCGAAAGCCTGACCGGCGTAACTGAGTAGATCCCATTGCTCTCCCTCATCCAGTTGATTGAAGTCGCGGACATACCTGTCCCCGGAGCCAATGCCCCCGGACTTCTCAAAGTTGTTGCGTACCGCGTGTAGCGATACCGGAGGTGTTTGGCTGATGCTCAACCTTCTTGCTCCTCTGCTTCCATGGCCTGCGCTATCTTCTCAAAGTGCTCAGCAGTCGTGGCGATACCAAACAACTCTTTGGCGTTATCCAAGGTAGCCGCCTCCTGATCAAATAAATTAAGCACGATCCGCTTCACGTTGCCCTCCTGCCAATCAATCAGAAGGCCGGGGACAACTGAAACCCTTGACGAGTACATCGCCAGCGCCTCCTGAAGTGCGCCCTCCTCGTTGTCTGACTTTGCATCCCATACAGACGGAAGTACGTTCCCGCTGAAGCTAACAATCGAATACCTCATAGCTTTATCCCCGCTCCAAGTACGTTCATTTTCCCCAAGTAGTTATTGCCAAGGGCGGTAAGGGTTAGTGTTATGTAGGGCGTTGCCGAGCCATCCAGATCAATAGCCACCCATCTCGGGCTTTGCTCATGGGTGGTTCGGGCGGTTGAGTAATAGGTTGGGGTACCGGCAAAGAAGCCATCGGGCCAGCCAATTAGCTCCATATTCATGGCGGTGCCTGTTGATGTTCCGCGAAACCCAAATCTATATTGATATGTCTTGTTTCCGGGTGGGATTGTCCCCATGTATGACCACCCCCCCATAGATATATATTCTGCTCTACCAGTCGAAGACTGAGCACTGGGTGGGCCGGGATTTTCCAGTACGACATTGTGACTGTTAGTAGGGCTGTAGACGTTTGCCTCGGCGTAGTTTTTTCTACATGAACCCGCGGGATCAACGTTCCTAGGGAAGCTTCCTGTCACCACCTTGCTTGACAAGCAGAGAACATGACCACCGAGTTGCTTGAGGCTGTACCCAGAGCTTCCGTGCCGGTCAACAAACTCCGTGACATTCCTCATGCCGCCACTGCCGCTAATGCCGCAATCCTCACGGGCCTGTCTCAAGCTGACGTTTCCCTTGTTAATCATGAGGTAACAAAGTCCGTTGCCGTGAGCGTTCCAGAGATCGTCGTGTTGCCAGACTTTGGAACATATCTGCCGTCAGACTCAGACTTGGTGTAGGCGTCCACTGCACCACCAACCTCTTCGCCGTTGATGAACAGCTTGCCGGTGATGTTGACGCTTCCAGTGTCGGCGTCTATAGAGAAAAGGGTATCTTTGGCACCGTCCTTAACAGCCCACCCTGCGCTTGCTATTAATTCAACGTTGTCAGTCCCTTCCTCATAGCCAATCAGCGTTAAAGGTATATTGCCGGTCGTTCTCCTTCCTTTTATATTGGCAGGGTGCGACAGGGTTACACCGCCATCAGCATCAACAACCACAGAGCCCTCTGGCGTCCACTCATCACCAGACCATGTGGTGATCTGGCCCTCTGTGTCTCCGTCCTGTATGGAGCCGCCACTACCATCTGATCCAGCGGCCCACATCCAGTAACCAGTGTCTGGGTTAAGCTCCCAGCCTGCTACTGTGGGGTCTGAGATAACTCGCTCGCTCATTCTGAAATCTCCTGTGTGGCAATCTCATGCTCAAAGCCCTCTATGAGTCCACCAATGGCATCAGCCAATGCGTCCCTCATACCTTCTAGAGTTGTCTCGTCCTTGGTTGCGTTGCGTAGGGTAGATAGGGTGCTGATAAGTCCCTTGGCATCAATTACGGGAGCGCCATTCTGTCGGAAGCCAT